TTATAGATAAATTTCTTCACTGTGCTTATGAAAATGAGCGTTTTATTAAAGGTGAAGGTAAGAGCTATGATCAATCTCTTAAATATATGTATAACGAAGATGATGATTACTTTTCTGAATTTAAAGTTTCACATGAAGTATGCGTTATTGATGATGTTGATCAATTTAAAGATGAAATTAACGTACAGAAGAAAGGAGGTGCTATGGCGAAGGCCATTTACCTAATTAACCCCATTCCGTACATTACAAATCAGGCAGCATTAGAAGATAAAGGGATGATTCCCTTTTTATGTAAGTATGTTATTGCAACAACTAACACATATGATGCTGGAATTAGCAAAATTTTTCGCAAAGAAGGTGGAGCATTTAGACGCTTCATCTTTATTGAGATTTCTGTTAAACCTGAATATTGTAAACCTGGTAGCACCCAATTACGTGGTGATTTATCAGATGATGGTTACGCTAATCATGATTTACATGATTTTCGTGTGCGTAGCTATATTAGTACAGGTGCAGTTTCCGCTCCTTACTATTGGGACAAAATGAAGAACACTTACGTTGCTTCGGCTGATGTCCCTGTTATGTCGTTTGCTGAGTTATCGAAATTTATGTTCGAGCACGTGCAAAAACCACATTATAATCAGAATCGATTGACTGAGAAGTCTGTTGATCACTTTTTACAGAGCCCTTTTTGTCCAACTTGTAAAGTTGTCAAGGTTTTTTGCTCTTGTGGTTCAGCACAAGCTGGCACTCGTGCTGATGACGGCGTCGATTTTTTGACGCCAATAGGCTGGATTTTAGGCACTTTGCTTTTATTCCAGATGATATATACTTGGTTTTTATACAATGTACATAAAATGATTGGTCGTGTATACAACAGTGATCGTCCTAATTGGGCGACTCGCAGACTAGTTGCACAACTTAAACGTATGCCCAATTTATATCGCCTACCTTGGTGGTTTAAATATATGCCATCTTGGCTTATCTCTTACGCTTTATGCGAATCTTGGCATATTTGGCTAGATAAGCAATGTCGTTTAATACACGACAAGAGCATTCTGTTGCAGAGTTACTGTGAAGATAAAAATCTTCGACGCAGTCTGTACGGACTTGTTGCTCTCAGCACCATATATTATGTAGTACGTAAGTGCTCATCACTCATGATATTGAGTGGAGCCAGTGCTCAATCTTTGAGTGTTGAAAAGCCTAAGAATGTTTGGAAAGTAAACTATAGGGATCTTAGCTCTCTTAGTGGTGCTCCAAACACAGTTACACTAGAGCAGCTTGAAAAAGCTATTGAACTTAATATAGTGTATTTTGGTGTTAAGACTTCATGTGGCAAAGAAGTTTTTACTAATGGACTAGGTTACCGAGGTAATCTGGTTTTTGTCCCACGACATTGGTACAACAGGATTAAACCATTTTTTCCCTGTAAAACAGATATCATTCGTGAGGATGTTAATACCACAGCTGGTTCAAACAGGTATAATGTCTTTTTAGATGAGGCAAATTTCTCTGTTTATCCTTTTGGTGATGTTATGGTATTACAACATACATCATTGAGTCCATTTCGTGACATCAGCAAGTTTATTGTTGATGATATGCTAAGTGGTTCGATGGAAGGGGTGCTCCTTTCTCGAAAAGAGACTGGTCTACTTAACCGATATACGGTTA